TACTTCAGTAGCTCTAGCAGTAATCCAACATCCTTTAACATTTTTTAAATTATCTTTTTTATAATCTAACATTGCACTCTGTTTAGAGTAAGGCTCATCAGTTGTTGCTAAGTATATTACTTCTTTATCTATTTCCATATTAATTATCCTTTTGTTCAGCTTTATCTAAATATTCTATAACTAAATTTCTAACTAAAGTTGCTTTATAAATAGAATGTTTAGTACAATATTTATCTAATCTTTGATAATGTTCTTCACCTAAAGATAATCCAAACATACCATATCTTATTGTATTTGAATTACGTCTTTTTTTTTTAACAATTATTTTTAACATTTCTGTTTCATCCATATTAACTAACCATTCCTTCCCATTGTGGAGATTGCATCATAGATGCTACTTGTTTTTCTCTTTTTCTTGATACGTTGTGAACTGCTCCTCTAGTGATTGGGTGGGTTGCCCAGTCAGTCGCTGCTTGGTAAATTGCAAAAACTGTAGAACCATATTTGCGACTATACGAAGTCCACAAATCATCCAAATGCCTAAGGATAAGAATACTACTGTCGTCAATATCAAGCTTCGTTTGCTTATTTGCCAAAGTTTTTCTAAATAAGTGTGTTGCGTCATTGTCTGTAACCTTTCTTTGCATCATTTTAAATAAATCATCTCCCAATTCATTGTGAGCTGTTATACCCATTTTGAAATCATTTTGAGTAAATGATATGTCAGTTCTTGCGTTGTGTTTATTATAAACAGTAAATGACCAATCTGGTCTTACCATTCCATTTAAACAAACAACATATACTGAAGACCACATAATTTGTTGTCCCCATCTACCATCCATCGATGAGTAAATTCTAAGTTGAGGTACGATTGCTTCTTCAGTACCTTTGATATGCATACCACTAGCACTATAATTTTCTAGTTTGATTTTATCATCCCAGAAGTTAATAGTTCTAATATACTTTTTACCACCTTCAAGAACTTTGTCTTCAGGTGTAATAGTATATTTCTCATAATCTGGTACAGACTCTACAATTACATCGTTAACTTTTTCTGCTAAATCAGCATAAGGTCTAACTATATAATCTTCAGAATGAATACCAAGTAATTGACCTGTATCTTTTCTTATTAAAGCATATCTATTAACTGGTATATTTTGTGGTGTTCCACCATGTTGTTTCCAATTATAATCTCTATATTTTAATTGTACTTTACGAACATCAAAATACGCACTTGAATCTATTGTGCGTAGAGTATTGTTTGGATCTCTGTTAGTAGCTAAGTTATTCATAACACCTCTTTCTTTCATAGCGTTAGCTTCTACTCTCAGTAGGGGCTAACTATTGTTGATTTACTTTTTCTTTATATAAATTGTTAATATTATTTGGAATACAAATATTGCTAATACTGCTTTCCAATCTGCGTAAAAAAATACATCTCCATTTTCAATCATAATTAAAACCATTCGGCAGCGTCAGCTACCTTCCATTCTATTTTTTTTCTTTTATATTTAATGTTACTTCGTTTACCAAAATCTAATGCTTCATCTTCTGTCATAAAAACTTGGTTAGTAAATAATCTCCAAGTTTCTTCTGGTTTAAATATTATACAATAAACACTAGCCATTATCTATCTCTTGATATTGAAATACTTGGATTAATACGATTAATAAAAGTTAACATATACCATACTGCAAGATCATATGGTTTCATTCCTGTTTTACAAAAACCTAAAGAAATGTCTTCACCATCATATTTATTACTACCATAAGGTCTAGCATATTTATTAATTAAAAATGTTTCATGTCCGTCTTCACTTTTACCATTGAACATAATTTCATCTGTTGTACGAGTTTCATCATCAATAATCTTTTCACATACTTCTTTGATGTACTCGTATTCTTCTTTAATAGTTTTCCATTGTTCATCAGTAAAATCATCATGTTGATGCCAATAATTTGTATAACCCATAACTCTCCTAATTTAATGTTATTGTTTTAGCTTTATCATTTTTAGCTTCGTATCTCATTTCTTCTACATAAGATAAATGAGCAGCTACTTCACCTGGATTAGTAATACCAAGATCTTCTAAGCCATCAATAAACTTATTAGTGTCGATTTTACATTCACCATAATCTAATTGTAATTCTAACAATCTAGTCTTTTTCTCTCTTGATTCCATATCTATTCTCCCATTGTTTTTTAAAGCTTTTGTAATCTTTACAATCACTTGAGATAATTGCTGTATATTCATCTAAAAAGATATTCTCTTGTTTAGGCATCATAGAGAATTTATCAGCAACTATTCTATTCATATCACTAATTCTGGCATCTTTCCAGTTAGTTTTATTTACCATATACTTGGAGATAGTTTAGAGTCTTTCTTAACTATAGTATAAGGAACTGTTACTTTATCTGGCATATGTTTACTTACTGCGTAAATACATCCTAGAATGATTCTAAAAGGTAACATTATTGCTTTCCATATAAATACAGCAGCAACATTCATTAACCAGTTTTTGATTGTGTTTAACATATTATATCCTTTTGTTTGATTGTTGAACTTACTCGGCAGCAACAACAATATCCTGCCGAACACCATAAAAAAAGCCCCATACCCAATATGAGTATAGGGCTTAAATTATTTATGCCTTTAACTGTTTAGAAGTAGTAGCTTGTAATTTAGCTAATCTCTCCTTAGTAAAGTTAATACATTCTGCTACAACTTTGTCTTTAGCAGTAGCCTTTTTAACTCTTAATGCTTTTGGTGTATATTTTTCGCCATACACCTCTTTATAAGCATCTTCATAAGCTTGTACTATAATACTAGCTCGTCTTATATTTAACACTTGAGCTTCTGATCTAAATAATAATCTATCTAATATATTCTTAGATATTTCATTACCTTGATCCATTCTTATAGCTTTAGCTGTATCGTCTTTAGTCTTTTCAAAAGACTGCTGACACATATCAAGATGTCTAAAAGCACCTCCATACATACTATCGAAATTCCATTCAGCAATCATAGCCCAATCCTTACTATCAATATAAGGTGCAATTACTGCTTTAACCATAGATAGAACTCCGTCTTTAATAGATAGTTCAGACTCATCTAATACTAATTCCATATTAGCAATTCTATTATCTGAATAATCTTCATATACTTCACTTTTCATCATAGTCATAAACAACTCCTATTAGTTATTGTTATTTGTCATATACAGAAACTTAACTACAAAGATTACCGATAAAGATAATCCTAACCAAACCATATCTGTATGTATAGCAATGATTAATCCTAAAAATGCAATTACAAAATGTAACGCATAATAAAACGCATATAATATACTCATATTACAATCTCCCATATAACTTATTAAGCTCATCATCTATGTTAGCCACCTTACTAACATTCTGTTTATCAACAGCTTCTTCTCTTAAGACAGACAACTCACTAACTCTTTTCTTATCTTTGCTATCTAACTTGATCTCAAAGTAATCTAACATATCATTTACTTCCATAACATCTCCTATATTTAAGTTAATTAACATCCAACACGGACAACGTGCAACTAACGAGGTAGTGTCTGATTATCAAGTGCTTGGCAGGTGTAACCTGCGACAAGGCTGATTCGACCCTAGGAGAAGCAACTTGTCCACTTGTTAATTAGAAGGAGTCCTTGTTATGCTAGTTGTATCCGTGTGCCATCCCTCGGCGAGAGGGGTGCATTAGCTGTGCATAATCCTGTCGAGCCTGCGAGTTAGATTATTCCTTAGATCGCTGTAACGTGGTTCTTGGCGACCAGAGGGAGCATCTTACAAGAACAAGTAGTGTAAGCGATGCCGAATGGTTTGTGTGCGTTGTGAGTTGATTTCACTTAAACTAGACCATACGAATGGATAGGGCAGAATAAATAAAACGAATACAAAGCAAACCAATGAGTGATAAACTAACAGAGAAACAAATAGCCTTAGTAGATACTATCGTAGCTACAGGATGCTCTATTAAGGATGCATCAGAAAAGGCAGGATATTCAACAAATGGAAGCAAGGAAGCAGGGAGAATAAGTGCTTCTCGCACACTACGTTTACCCAAGGTACAGAGTTATATGCAACAAAGAATTGCAGATACTCTAGGAATGGGTGCAGTAGTAGCGAGTAGGAGGATGATTGAGCTATCTCAAGGAGCTAGAAGTGAATACGTCCAGTTAGAAGCCTCAAGGGATATACTAGACAGAGTGGGACTAAGGAGTCCTGACAGAGTAAGTCATAGTATACAAGGAGATATTAAGATCAATATCGATTTAAGTTAGATGTCGGTATAAGGGAAGTAATTGACCACAGTCCTCTTAGGAGGGGGTGGGGGCAAAAACAGCATCGTGTTAGATGACTAATAGTCCCTTACACGCAACAGAGGTTAAAAAAAACTTTTTAAAAAAAACCTTGACAAAAAAGGTTCGGCAGCAAACAAAGTTACCTTATCGGAAATAAGTAAGAATAATTTTTTTATGAAAAAAAGTAAAATGACCGAACAAGAACATGAAACACGTTCTCAATTCAAAAAGACTTCTCAGCATACGAGAAGACCAAAAACGTCTTCAATGAATAAAGATAAAAAAAGAGATTATAAAGCTTATAATAGACAGGGGAAATAATGTGCGTTTTAAAAAAACTATATATTGCTAAACCTTAGATATGGGGAAAGATAAATTAAAGAATGTTTGGACAACTATTAAAACAACAGTTCAAAACAATGTTGCTTCAGAAATTAAAGTTATTAATAAAGAAGTAGCAAGTAGAGCAAATAAAGCCCCTTGGTATAAAAAACCAACATCTAGCGATTTAAAACTTGCTTATAAAACTAACGCAAAAAATAGTAAATAATTATGGCACATGAAGGTTGGCACACAAAGTCTTGGATAGCAGATAAAATTAAAGAAG